GGCTACACAGGTACAACGCAAGATATGCTAAACCAACTATGGGCAGTATGTCAGGATTTTAGCCAGCCTTCTCCTTCAGCTTGGATTGACGGGGATGGATGGGTTGATACAGAAGAGTGGATTGATTAAGGATCAATAATGGCAATTAGCACATTAGTACCATCACCAGCAGGTGAAATAAGTCATAACACGGTTAGAGAGAAGATAAACGAAGTCATTACTGATGGCTCTACCGGTTACGACCATGTAACCCCTGCTAACTGGCAAGATATATTACCCGACCCTATAGGCGGTGTAATTACTTTAACTACGGGCGCTTATTACTTTGATGGCTATGTAGATATCAGCCCTAACAGAATAATCATAACCTCGCTTCAAGGCATTGTATTGCGTGGAGAGACAAGCTTAAAGGATTCGTTAGTTAGTAATTGCGTAGGCGGTGCTTTTATTGGTGGTAATAACGTGTACCTTGCTACTAAAAACCTATCTTTAGAAGCTGGCTCGGCTGATGATGTTATCGCGGTAACAGGTTCAAGCACTAACTTAATCATGCACTTCACCGATTTCTTCGACTATAAAAACATGGTGTCGTTTACTGATGGGGTATATTTCCTCTATGACAACGGCTTTACTGCCACAACCCCTAACGCAGTATCTGGCTTTAAATTCTTCGGCACTCCTGGGATTGTTTATTTTACACATTGCCAAGCTCAATCATTTAAAGGCACTTGGATTGATTTAGGTACTGCGGTGCTTAGTGCGTTTAGATTAGAGTCGCCTACGATTGGAATAGATAACATCGACCCAACGCAATTAATTGTTGATGGGTTAGTTGATAGCGGAAATATTAACCCAACAAAAGGCGGTGTCGGTAGTATTACAAATGCCGAGATACAAGATTCAAGCGGATTGATAAACTCTCATGATGTATTTGGTAACATAAAGCCAAAAGATATTAGATGGGGTATTAGAGGTGTTCCTACAATGCAGGACTCAAGGACATTCTTTGAGCTTGAAAGTGAGAACAACTTAACCGCAACAGTGCTGAGTGATGGCGTATGGACTAAAATAGTCACTGATTCACCTGTAATTTCACCTGACACGCAACGGTATGAAGTAAACGGTGGCGGCGACCCTGAATACATAGGATTAAAAACCGAGTCTCATTCGTTAGCGGTTTCATTATCATTAGAGAAATTAGGCGGCTCTGTTGGTAACTATGAGATAGCAGCATTTAAAAACGCTAACGCTACGGCGACAACAGGAACAAAAATCAGTATTATATTACCTGTTGAGTTAAAGAATACAGCGCAAGTGGTATCATTCAGTACTACGCATCAAATATTAACAGGGGATTATATTGGGCTTTACATTAGACCAGTAGGAACCAACGACAATATACTTGTTAACGCTGACACAGTGCAGATATTTGGCGGTTAACAGTAACTAAGGAATAACAATGGCGATTAATACATTACCCGTATCACCAGCTGGTGAAATATCACATGATACGGTGAGATTAAAAATCAACGAGACTATTACGGTAGTTAATGACAATCAACTAACAGGTCGAATAGTAGTTAATTCTGCTACTGACCTTTCTGGCGCGTTAGATAGTACAAAGCAATACTTCATCAATGGCATTATTGACATGGGTAGCCAGTCAATTGAAGTACCTCAAGGTGGCTTAACACTTACAGGGTATGGCTTTGATTTATCCAAACTAACATCTAGCTCAGCAGGGTACACAATGTTTACTTCTCCTGTAGGTGGTAGTGGTAACTTAATTGGTATGGATTACGCAGTAGAAGTAACAGGCACCAGTTCACAGGCTTACGCTTTAGTTTCAGATACGGGGCTTGAGTCTTTCGAGTTCTCACGCATTAATTACAATGATTGCTCATCACTAGGTACTATCGATAATTATAGACAAGGGCTAGAGGTCGGCACTGGTCGTTTTGGTGGCAAGCCTGAATTAGAATTAATTGGTACATGGTCGGGTGGGTACTTCATCGACACATCAATTGTTAGAGGACTTGTTGACGGTGTTTATTCTTTATTCAAGGCCGGAGCAGGTTTTACTATGGCTTCGCGATTCAGGAGCAATCAGAATATAGACTTACCTGCAAGCGCTTCATTCATTGACTTTGCCGCTTCAAACTTTGTTAACCCGTCAACACTTCAATTAGATGGCTGCTTAATTACTAGAGACGGTGTGTTTGACGCTACAGACACAAACATAATACCTAATGTGGCTGCATCAGCACTAATCAGTGAATGGATGGGTAATAATGGTATTGACAATACATTCGTAGGCGGTGAGGCTATCGTATCCACAGAGTCGACAACAACAATTGTTAGTGATGGCGTTTATGTTGATTTAGCTGGTACTTTTACAGCATCGGGTTTACAGCATTTTGATTCACCAGCTAGCGGACAGTTAAGACATCTAGGGGATTCACCAAGAGAGTATCAAGTAGGCGGTCAAATCGTTCTTGCTGGTACAGCGAATGATGTCGTTGCATTAAGAGCGGTAGTATTTAGAAGTGCAAGTACCACGTTTGAGAATCAAAAGGTACAAACAAGGGTTATCAATGCCTTACAAGGTGGTCGTGATGTTGGCTACTACGTTTACGTTGATAATATAACGCTGAACAAGAATGATTATGTAAAGCTTCAGGTAGCTAATATTGGTGCAACTAATAATGTTACCGCTGAGTTAGATAGTTCTTTCGGTGTTCAAGCTAGATAAATAACTAAGCTGAGGTAGTTATGAGTACAGAGTTTAACAGAGAGAAATTTTTGATGAGGGTGTCGGATAGGATACTTCCTGTAATCAAATGGATGGAAGACAATAATCTAAAAGGAAAGGTAAAAGCCAAGAGACCACCAACAATCAAGACTTTGCTATACGTCGAAATGCCGCTACCTAAGCACTATATGGGGTATGAAATATTATGGGTAAACTAACCGCTAAACAAGAAATGTTCTGTAAAGAATACTTGATTGATTTGAACGCTACACAAGCTGCCATAAGAGCAGGATATAGCGTAAACGCAGCAAGACAGCAGGGTGCAGAGAACATGGCAAAACCTGTCATACTTGAGAGAGTGCAAGATTTAATGGCTAAACGCTCTAAAAAGGTTGGTGTAGACGCTGAATGGGTTATTAAAGGCATTGAATCGTTAACAGATGAGTTACGGTATAGTGAAGCACCAAAAGACGCTTACAAAGGCTATGAGCTAATGGGGCGTCATTTGAAGTTATTCACTGACAACGTAGATTTGAACGCAACAGTGGCAATTACACGCATTGAGCGCAAAATAGTTTAACCTATAAATCAGTAGCTTAGTTAACTTCTCTCACTACGGATATAACATGTCTATATTGCAAATCAAAACCGCTAAGATATTCGAACCATTATTAGCCCCAGCACGTTACAAGGGCGTATGGGGTGGTCGTGGTTCGGGTAAGTCTCAATTCTTCGGTGACTTAATGGTTGAGGAACATTTAATGTATCCCGGTCATAGGTCAGTATGTATTCGTGAAGTACAAAAGACATTGAGCGAATCAGCTAAACGATTAATTGAGGATAAGATTGAAGAGTATGGACTTGCTAAGCATGGCTTTAGAGTCTTACGCGATAGAATAGAAACTCCTGGCGATGGCGTTATCATCTTCATGGGTATGGCAGACCACAATAACGAATCAATCAAATCATTAGAAGGCTTCGACCGAGCATGGTTCGAGGAAGCACAAACAGCATCTAAACGCTCACTTCAATTATTACGCCCTACAATACGAAAGCCCGGCTCAGAATTGTGGTTTAGTTGGAATCCATCACGCAAGGTTGATGCAGTTGATATTCTCCTTCGTGGTGACGGTTTACCAACGAGCCATATTGTTGTTAAAGCTAATTGGGATGATAACCCTTGGCTACCTGATGTATTAAACGAAGAACGCCTCGATGATAAAAAGAACTTTCCCGACTCATATGACCATGTATGGGATGGTGGCTATATTACTGCACAAGATGGCGCCTACTTTGCTAAACACTTACTTAAAGCTCGTAGCGAAAAGCGCATCAATCAAAATATCAACGTGGACCCAATGTTCAGAGTAAGAATATTCTGTGATATCGGTGGCACTGGCGCTAAGTCTGATGCTTTTACTATGTGGGCTGTTCAGTATGTTGGTCATGAAATCAGATTATTAAATTATTACGAGTCACAAGGCCAACCAATATCAGCGCATAACAACTGGTTGATAGAGAATGATTACAAACCAAAGACGGCGGATATCTATTTACCTCATGATGGCGACAATGGCGAAAAGGTTTATGACGTAACGTACAAATCAGCGTTTGAAGGTTTAGGTTATGATGTTGAGATAATCAAGAACCAAGGCAAAGGCGCTGCAATGATGCGTGTTGAAGAGTCTCGCAATAAGTTTCACATGATGTACTTCGACAAGAAGTGTGAAGCAGGTGTGCAGGCTATCGGTT